TTTAAATGCCTGCTGTAATTGTTGCGTAATCGCGGTCGTGCTGTTTCCAATCAATTAAACGCAAGCCAACTTCTTCTAGCACTTCTGTAAAACCGTCCTCGTCGATTGATGCGCCTCGCATATCTTCAATGTCAGCCACAAAATAGTCACCGTTCGCTCGTATAAGAGTCATCTCTATTCCGTAATAATCTAATTCCCGTTGTAAATCGGCGCGTTCTTGTTTTGTGTAATCCATATCTCTGTTGTTTAATATAGGCTTCGCTCGATTGCGTCCAGTTGATCAAAATATTCTTGTAATGATTCCGCTAACAATGTATCACCTATTTTGCGTGCCTCATACATAGCTGTGTCTAATTCTGAAATTGCGCCTGACAAGGCAATACTAATTTTTTTGTACATATCTCTGTTGTTTAGCCGAATGAAACAATGTCCAAAACTCGCGTCAACAAGTTGTCAAGAATTGATTTTTCTTCACCACGCAATTTTCTAAAGTGGTCATTGCGAATATGACGAATAGTTAGCATAAAATCGTTCTCACTATAAAAATCATCATACGCAATATTTAACAATTGTACAGCATCCAAAAATGTCGCGCTAGGTTCGCCAATGCTGTAAGCTAAGTCAACCTCACGGTCGATAGCATCAGCTATTCTTTCATAATTAATCATATCTCTGTTGTTTATCCTATTTCTGTGACCTCACAGTTGTAATCGTCTTCTAAAATAACGCCAATGGAACTAAGCGTGTTTTCCCAATAGTAGTTCCTGTCAATCACTTCAATCTTCACCTCGATCATATCAGTATAATGATCAATATGATACGCCTCGTCAATTTTGTTTAATGGTTCACCCATATCTTCCGTAGCTACTTCATAGAACCATTGTTCAAGGATTGAAGCGGGGGCACCTGTTACTTCTAAAATCATAGTATTGTATTCTGTTGTTTATCGGTAACCTTCCGCACCCTCTCTAACAGCGTCGGCAATTTCTCTCCAATCTACCGTGCCAAAGAAATTGCTTACTAAATCATTAAAGATTCCGTCTCTAATACTACTCGCTTCGCTAACGTCGTATACCCAATCTTCGCACCATTGAGCATCGCAATTTTGCAATTCGCTTACATCCCACGATCCGACTTCTTCGCTCATTGCTTCTACTAAATCCCAAACGGAAACAAGCCACGTTTCATAGTTAGCCCAACCGTTATAACCAAATTGTCTCTTTTTCATTTATAGATAGTTTTCGGCAAAATCAATTGCCTCTGATAAATTTTCGTATTCATAAATCCCTTCTTCAGGCACGCGTACATTCCACGTACTTTCGCCTGCGTATTGCTCAATAACCAAACGGTTGACCTCAACAATTGCTTTACCGCGTGTAATTTCTATCTCATAAAACATGGTGCAAATTATCGTTAAGTAGTGAAATAACCAAATTTATTTCTCATTTTCGCTTTCATGTAAGACTTATAGAATTTCACTTTCGTTTCGTTCAAAGCTACTTTTTCAGCGTCTTCAATTTCTTCTTCAGCTTCTTCTATACTCTTTACTTGTCCATCGTACTCAACCAATACGTTTTGGAATACTTCTAACTCTACCCCGTTTTGCGTTTTGTATTTGCCGTCCTTAACGTCTACAGGCATTCCTTTTTCGTCAAGCTGTACAACCGATGCCCCCGCTGAAAACGTGTCGTCTTCAGTTGCTAACACTACACCCGTATCTAACGTAATCTCACTGTAGAATTTTTTTAACCCCATCATGGCTTTAGCTTGTTGCCATAACCGATCAGCAAATGTTCTTTCTTGTTTAGTCATAGTCGATGCTTGTTGATTCATTTTCTCGATTCGGTCTACAAAGTATCCCTCAATACTAAACCCTCGCACTTCACCGCTTTTAACTTTCTGCCACATATCCTCATTGTCTACACGTACGCGAACCATCCATGTACCCTTTGGCATACTCATTCCGTACGCTTTGGACTTGTCCATTTCGGGGTCATCAACAATCCATGATTCAACTACGTGTACATCTTCAACCGGTTCTTGGTGTTCGAATGTATGTTCGTTAGTGCGGTTGTGCTTCATGTACAATTCGCTTGCTAACTTGACAGTATCTTGACTAAAGTAAACGTCGTATTCTTCACCCGTTACGTCGTCGAATCTAACTATCTCTTTATCAGGAATTAACGCCGCACCTATCAACGTACGCTTGTCTTCATCGACTTGCGCTAGACTATACGCACGGTGTTTGTTTTGCTTACTAAAGAAAACAAATTTTTCTTCAATAGCGGGGTGCTTTACCAAACTGATTGCCTCTACCGGTAATCCCTCGTATTCGTCACCAATGATTAGTTCTATTAGTTTTCGGCTCATAATGTGAATGTCCTATTTATATATAGCCCCTGTTTATAATGTCGTTTGCATTTGCATTTTACGTGCGTTATAGCTTGAACCTTGTAAGTCAGTTTGTACCACATACGCTCGCATTTGATTGTCACTTTTGTTTCTTGCCGGTGTTGGCAATTGACTTAAAGGAATACCAAAACCGCTACGTTGTGGACTTGATCCACCTGCACGACCTGCTTCTTTTGGAGAATTATATTCTTGTTCTTTTATTGCTTTGACCTTAGCTAAACCCGCCGTTACCGCAACTGCCGCCGCTATTGTTGCTCGTATAGGTGACGTAGGGTCGGCGGGGTTTATTTGTGACGCATACGCTTTTTGTGCCCCAAAGTATGTGCTAATTAACGTTTCACTAATTGCTAATGCCTTGTTGCGTTGAAACGCTTTTTTACTGTCTTTCTGTGATTCCTTAGTAAACAGTTGATTCAGATTACTTAGTAAATCAAAACCCGAACGCGCATAAAATTCTTTTATCGCTAACTTTTCTTCTTCTTCTTTTTTGAGTTTGTCTTTTTCTTCTTGAGCGTATTTGTCAACTAACGCGTCACGGTCTTTTAAATACTGCTCTTCAGCTTTTAAACGTAATCCCTCGTCATCACCCGCTATAGCAACACGCGTTTCATATTGTTGCATCAATAGCGTTTCTTCACGGTCAAAACCTTTTTGAGTAAGTAGATAAAGTTCGTCTTCTAATTTGCTTCTTGCATCGCTTTCTTTTTGCGCTGACTGCTCGTAAAGTTTATCTCGTTGCTCTTTGTATTTCTTTGCTATTGCTGTACGATCAATTTCGTACAATTCTTCTAACAACAATAAATCTTCCGTCGTTGCCTTTAAATCCTTTAATCGTTGTTGTTCGGCTTCATATTGGAATTGACGTTTCTTTAATTCTTTTTCTTCGTCGCCTTCAATTTTGGCTATTTCAAGTGCTTGTTGTAATTGTTCCCTTTGATCGGCTAACTGTTCTTTTCTTTGCTTGGCTTGTGCCCTACGTGCCGCTTTTTGTTTTTCATCAAACAGTTCAAGTTTCTTATTTATAATTTCTTGTAGTTCAGCTTGTTGCACTAACAACGTATTGTTCTCTTCATTAGCCGTGTTGATTTGTTTTTGCAATTCTGCACGAACTGCTTCTTGTGGAATGTCTGGTAATGCCGCTTCTGCTTCTTGAATTGTGTACGCGTTTTTTTCTAACAACGCGTTTACTTCCGCTAATGATTCTTCTTCTTGTGCGACTAATTCTAAACGTTCTTGTTCTAATCGGTAAGTGTCGTCTATGTATCGCTTGCCTTTATCAACTACACTAGCTAGCGTATTTTCTTTTTCAATTTGTGCTATGGTTAGATCTAATCGTTTTTGACGTAGTGCTTCTTGATTTTTTAAAACCGCTTCTTCATCATAAGAATAAGCTAGACGTTTTGCTTCATGTTCTAATAGCCTTTCTTCAGCTTTGAGTTGTTCTATTTTTAATTTCTGCAATTCTATTTGCGTTGCTCCTTGCGCTCTCGCTAGTGCAACTGTGTCGTTGAGCAAACGTAAATTTCGTTCTAGTTGTTTGTTCTCTCGTTCAAGTTGTTCTTCTCGTGTTTTGTCTCTGAAATACTCTGTGATAGTTTCCCAATTAGCTATAATCTCACCTAACAACACAATCAGAATACCGAACCCTGTTGAAGCTATTGCACCTTTTAAAAATTTAAAACTACTTGACAAACGCCCAATTTGACGTTGTGCCATTTTGAAACTACGAATTGTAGATTGTAACCCACGCGGTAAAAAGCCTGTAAATAAATCGGTCAATCCCGCCCAATCTTTACCTGCTCCTTTACCCGCTTCTTCAACGTCTTTACCCAAACGCTTTACACTACGAGATGTTTTAGCAATAGGGGCGGACGCTTTATCTTCCGCTACTATGTTAATATTAATTTTGTTCGCCATTCCATAAAATTAAAAACATCTTTTGGATGCTAGATTTATCTGCACTATAACGTCCATACCAACGCGCAAACAACACGTTGCCTTTGTACGTATACAACTTTGCCAAACGTATTGTAGCGGGTAAACCCTTACCAACTGCATTCATCCATTCAATCATAATAACGGTAGATTATAGTACAAAAATTCATTGTCAGTTAAGTTACCGGTTTCCGGTGTTTCGGGATCAAGGTTAAACGTAATCGGTCTTGCCATCGTGTTACTATCACCTTGTAATTGTAACGTCGTTAGTTCCATATCAATGAAAAATTGGAACTCTATGTTAGTGTCACCGGTGCAATTAATTTTAAATATTGCAACGTCACCCGCTGAACTTTGCGTTACCGCTACGTCGGTACGCGCCACAACTCCAGTATCCTTGTTTTCTGCGATTGTTGTAGTGCTACCTACTGTACGCGCTACTGATCGTGCCCCCGCTGTTTGTCTTGTGTTGGCAACCGTTGCTTGTATGTTTTGCGTTGTCGTGTTGCCTATTGTTGCCGACGAACCGCCAACTTCAATAGCCACTACGTGCAAACGAATGTATACAATATTGTCAGGGGGTAAAACAAATTCACTGATACCCGACGACAATGTAGCGGGTGTAGCCGTAGCGTCTGTAGTGCGTAGATACAATTGTGTGCTTATGTTACCCGCAATTGTTTGACGTTGTTGATACTGTTCTGTTACTGCATGGTTAAAGTCAGGGTACGAAATAGGCAACCCGTTTTCAATGTTTGTTGTTGGGTTGCTTCCGTCACTACCTATACCCCCGCCTCCATTACCGCCTCCAGTCCCATGTCCTCCGGAAACGTCACGCGCAAAACATTGATTGTTGGTTTCATCCCAAACAAAACCATTTAGTGTACAACAAGTCTCGGTTGGACTAACAGGTGAACCTGAAGCATCTACAAAATTAACCGTGCCGTTTGTGTTTACGGTTGTTGGCGTTGCATTACAGTATTCACTTTGTCTACCGTCAGGTGCGTTTAGTACCTTTATGAGTGTTGCTTCGCATAAGTCGTCACTTGTCAAGCTGTAATTTGTGATTTGCATCACACGCCAGAAGCAACCGTCGATGTACAGTTGGTCGTTGAACTTCAGATTATACAAGTCGGTATATGACAGGTTCAACCGACAAGTCATAATACGGCTGTCTGCTCCGTATATCTCATTAAACATTTGTGACCAATAGGTACGCCACGCATAGTTTAAAGTAATACCCGCACTTGTTCCACCGCTGACAAACGGGCTGTAATAGTTGTCAGGGTAATCATAACCCCAATTCAAACACAATGTGTCTTCATCTACGGGTTGAGCGTTGTATTCTGCAAAGTATGGATACGTTGTATAGTTTGTTCCACCAAACACAAACGTTCCACCGTTGCCTATATCTTGCAAGCCGTTATAGTATGCAAGCACCGGTTTGTTTGGTACGTACTCTTTTAGGTAAATACTCCCGTCTGATCCGTCGTGCCAATTCCAAAAAGACGGCAACAATACATTGGGAACTAATGAGTTACCTAGGTTTTGTATGTTTGAAAATACGTGCCTGTTACGGTACGGTTGAAATACTTCTTCAGTTGTTTCTGTTTCCGTTGTAAAGTCGTTATTGTTTATGTACAGATATTGACCTTTAGGATAACCCCAATTGTGTTGCCACCATTGATTTAGAAAGTTTTGACCTTCAGCATCTTTGAATAAGTATTGCCGTTTTTGATACTTAGTAGTTGGCTCAATCTTAATGCTGTCTTGGTCAACAACTTCAGTCCAATCTTTTAACGTCGTGCCTTCATTCCACCATGTAGTCCACGGTTCAATTTCAATTACTGTAGGGTTATCAGGGTAGCTAACCGCAATCAAATTAAAACGTTGGAATATAGCTTTCAACCAACGGTCAACGGTTACTTCAGGAAAGTTTGCGCTTACATCGACAAGACCGCCTGAAGACTCAATCAGGTCTAATGTAAATAACGTTGCTGTTTGTGCGCCTGTAGTTTGTATCAATACGTTTTGTGACGCGCTAGTATGCGATACCCACGCTTGCACTACGTCACCCGCATCTAGTTGCAATGTATAGTTGTGCGTTGTAACCGTGACTTGTTGGTAATATGCCGTCGCTATCTGATCACTATTCGGCGTTTCACCGTTTACTGTTAAGCGTGTGTATATGTTATAACCCTGTAAGACGTTACCCGCGCTTGTGCTATGTACAATTTGTAAGGTAAAATGAAACACTCCATCATACGGTGCGGTGAAATACCCGCCTGTAATTAACGCGTCTGGGTCGTAAAACGGGTCGGATTCATTCGTAAAACTTATTGGATAAAAGGTACTTGCTCCCGACGAGGGTAACTGTATACCTACGTTTAGTCCAACGCTAAAGCCGTACGTTGGTCTATTGCTCGCTCGCATCGTGTGCAAGGCTAAGAACATATAGATTTTTTGAAAGTCAGCCGAATCAAAAAAGTTACTGCTCACTGTATAACCGACGCGTTGAAATATGTATTCAATCAAATAGGCTATGCGAATTGCGGGTTTCAAATTGCCAACGTTTAGGTATTGGTCATTCATACCCCCGCCTTGTAACGCGCCCCCACTTAGCGACAAGTTGTAAAAAAACCCGTAACCCGTACCGGCTTGTTGGCTGTTCATCGCTGTTCCTTGTCCACCGTCTGCAAGCGGGTAAACAATTGTTCCCGCCCCTACTGATCCCGTTGTAATGTCATTAGCAACGTTCCAACTATCTTTTACGTTTGTCCACGTTAACGCATGGTCTAAATCAGTATCAACTGTTCCATTGTCAAGGGTAAACAATTGCGGAAAAGTCATGCCTTTGATAACCTCAAAGACGTTTGCTATCTGTTCTAAGATAGAAACGTTGTATCCCTGATTATCAATCTCGCAACTATGCAATTGTAGAATGCCCTCCATAACGAGAATGCCCTCGACGTATAGCTGACAATCAGTCTTTACAGTTGCCGTAAACGTTCCATCAGATGTATTAGTATTATAATAATGACTAAAAAACGCATCATTAGTTTTACTGAAAGGCAAGACGAAATTGAATGAATACGGGCTACGCGCATTCATAGGTTTCTCAATATCCCAAAACTGATAGTTCAATTCAATAGGCGTTGCGCCCGTATCCAATTCTGTTTTGGTCGTGCCTCCTTGCGTTATGACAACTAATTGTACCATTAATTCAATCTATATCGGCTCAATTCAACGTTGACGGTGTAACTCTGTATTGGTTCGTTTTCGCTTTTGAGGTAGTCTTTTTGTACGTCGGTAACGTATACTTGAACTATACCCGTCGTTGCGCTATCTACGTTCAATCCAAATTTGCTACTGCCTGAAAGATATACGCGTTCACTGTTTAGTAACGATTGAATTAACGGCGTTGTGATATTCATGTTACCCGTTTGAATGGATAACTGCAAGCTAGTTGTTGTGCGAACTCTCGTGCTTCTTTTACCGCCCTCCATGCTACGCTTAGAATACAAGGTGCTTGTTCCATTAGCATCAAAACTATTACCCCCGCTTGTACGGTATTCTTCTTTTCTCATGTCTTGACGTTCAACCGATTTACCCGCACACGGTATGTTATCTATACCTCCTTTACTGTTCCACCAATGCAACGTATAAGCCGATCCCGCAACCCAAAACTTGCCACAATCAGTGCGTACAAACTTATACGGTACGCTCGTTTCGTTACCTGACAATGTAGTGCTACTTGCAAATTGTGCTATGTAGTGTGTGTAGCCTGTATTGTTCGACGGTTTTAAATTAGAAGTAATTCCTTGTGATTGTAGGTTAGCGGGGTGAATACCTACGTACAACAAACTTTGTGCGTCCGTGCCTCCCGTGCTAGGTGACCAACCGCCGTTTGTTGCATTGTTCTCTAAGTATCCCGTGTTTAATTGTGTGCTTTCGTTATAGTACGTTACGTGCAAATATGAACTACCCGTACTGCCTACGTCGTCACCATTCAAAAACGCCAACGCTCCATACGACCTTATGCCTTCTTGATCGGCTACAATACAAATGTGTTGACCGTTATAATCTGCTATATCAGACAATAACAATTTGGTAGATGCATTAAGTTTATAGTCGTTCGCTTGTGAAGATGGCAACGGGTAACTATCGGTTGCGTTTGCAAATGAACCGTTAACTACAACGACTTCAGTATCTGTAGCGGGTAACAAAGTTTCTACGGGCGGGTCGTTATCCGTCGTTGCGTACTCATACCCGAAACGCAAAGTGACTGTATTCAACGCTTCTGTATTTCTACCGTAGATTGTTGTTGTACTCAACGTGCCGTCTAAGTCATACAACCCTAATTGATACGGGTTCATGTCTTGGTATACATACGATTGCACAATGTTTGACACATCGAATACCGCGCTACTGTTATTATTAGGCAATTGCTTTAGCTTGATAACAGCCGTGCCATTGACAGTCACGCGACAAACGTACCTGTATTTAGGCTCGCCTGTATTGGTGCTGTCATTGACTACGTAGATTAAAGAATCCAATGCGCCTTGAACGCCTGTTGTACTTTGGTTTACTGTATATGCCATCTATAAAGTAATGTCTATTGTGTAGTTGCCGGTCAAGTTTTTAGATACAAAGTCATCTACATCTAAGCCTATTGCAACGCCTATTCTTTTTTTTGATTTCTTCCAACCGCTATCAAACGCTAGTGTGTAGTAATTAGACGGTTTAATACCCGTTGTCCACACGCTATTACTTATCATTCTAACTAACTGTTTACGAGGTATAAACCGACCTGTTTTAGAATCGCGTACGCCCTCGATTGGTTTACGTATTACCCACCTATCGATACCCCCGCGTAAAGTTTGCGTACCTGTATAAGACCCCGTACCAAATTGGTATTCACTCTTTGGTGCTTTGGCACTGCTCTTTGTTCCTTTAATACCCTGATTCACAAAATCCCAATACGGCGCACCCGCATCAAACATGATTGTTATTTCTTCTTTCTTGGTTACAATATGATATTGTAACGAATCGTAGAGTTCACCCGTAACTACCTTGTCTTGCTTCCTTAGATTCTTACGCGCTTCTTTTATGACCACAAGACCCACGCCCCGCAATGCCTGTTGCAAGCGATCAAACCGTAGCTTCATGTTTTCACCATCGGCTTTGATAGTTAATGTTAACGCGTCAGAACGGGGCATCACACAAATTCAAAGGATTAGGTAGTCGAATGTCAAACGAACAACTCCAACCGGATAACATATTGGTGAACCGTGCGGTGAACGGTTGGCACGTAATCGGTAAGTCAAATGAAATATCAGATGCAACGGTTGTGTTACCGTCGTAGACTGCAAACCAAAATTTGCTGACTACATCTTGCAGAATTAAAAACGTTTCGCTGTACACCTCAGTTAGATAGGGTTCTTGTTTTTCAATAACAAGATCACCAACAATTACTTCGTAGGTCAACACGGTAAACCCGCTGTTCAATTCTGCATCCGTACATTGAGCATACAACAAAGGGTATTTGTTTACATCCAATTTATCTACGTCTAGTTCATCTAAGCCGTGCGTGTAAAAACTCTTAAGTTGTTGGTGTTGGCTTACGATGTTCTCAAATACGTTATTCAGGTCAACTATTGTGTACATCACATTTTGATTTTATCTCGTAACTCTAAGTCTTTCTCGTACGACAAATACGTAAGTGCTACATCTATATATAGCTTTTCTACGTCTTCCATTTTTGTTATATCCCCTTGAGCCAACGAATGAATGATTTGATACCAACCCCACTTGCTCCCGATTGTCTTTGTTTTCGTTTCCGTTTCTTCTCCTTCTTCTTTAAATAGGGTGGCGTAATGGTAACGAATGCCTTTTGAATGTTGCAAAAAAAAACTATTGCCGACACGCAAACATCCATAGTGCATTCATTCATTAGCTGTTGCCGTTCTTTGTTTGGCTCATACGGTTCTATCTCGTACATATCCATGTCTTCTTTTATGATCGGACGGTACAAGACGCTTAACATTTTATCTATATTCTGATAGACTCCAAGACTACAGTACGTTTCAAGGTCTGCAAATTCAGCAACTGTTAAACGCGTCCAGTCAGGAATGAAACCATACTTGCGCCCATTTAAAACTATGCGTGCCTGTAATTTAGATTTCATAGTCAACGCGTCCGGTTCATCTAATAACCATTTAATCTTGTGCGTCGCTTTCTCTATGTCTTCAAAACGTGCGTGTATCAGGTCACCCTTTTCTATGCCTGCTAACAATTCAATGCACCGGCGTATTCCCTGATAACCAAATTCTTCTTTGTTGTATACCTCGTATAACTCTTTGTATTGACCAACCGTTATTTCATGGTAGCCTTCAGGTAGTGTTATCTTCATTGAATTGTGTATGTACCGGTTCTACGTAGCAACTTGTTTAGACAGCAATAACGCACCGCATCCACGGCATGATTCCATGCGTCCTCCGGAACTGGAAGCGTACGATTGTCACGATCCGTTTTCCATTTGTAGTTTCTAAATTCCTTTTGCGCGTTTAAGCTGTCACTCTTTATGTACAATTTATGCCGGCGCATTAGGTCAATACCCTTTCGTATACTGTCTGCACCTTTTTTAGACGGCTTAATATTAAAGCCCGCCCTGCGTATTTCTTCGATGCTCTTAGGCTCTGCACTGTCTGCTATGATTTCGTCGCTTCTAGATACCTCTAATTGCGTTAAAATGGATATAATATCTTGGTTCGTCAAGCCTCCTTGATAAACGTGTTCTTGAATGTATAAATCTGTTCCCTTTCTATACACGCTTACTAACGCTGTTGGATCGCTACTAAAGCCCCAATCCAAACCGTAGGCAACTAACTTTGCGCCCGCCGGCAATTCATCGTATATGTGTGTTTCGAATATAGTCGCTCGACTTTTGCCCCGTTCACCTAATCCGTATATCCTCCAGTAATCCTGATCGGTTTCTTTAAGTCTCTCAATTTCAGCTATAGTATCGGCACTTAGATAAGGGTTGTCTTTGTATGTGCTTTGAAAAAAGTCACAGTCTTCACGCGGTATTACCTCATCGTATATCCAGTGGTACTCCATCGACGGGTTAAAATCAATGAACATCTTATGCGTACACCGGAAACTAATTTGCCTAAAGGTTTCTAAATCCAGTTCGTTTGCCTCGTTTAGAAAGGCAAAATTTCGGCTAACGCCCCTGAATTTTTGGCTCATGTCGGCTGAAATGAAACGCCAAGTATTACCAAATAGATTGTATGTGTGTTCGGTTTTGTTGTGATTGCGCGGGTCGTACCAATTTTCTCTCTCTAGTAACCACAAAAAGTCTTTGTAAACAGATGCCCTCAATGATGGAAACGCCGCACGTATAACGTCAATTGTGTAATTAGCGTTCTTGTATGTATAACACCATTCAATTAAAGCCTGTAAGATTGATACTGTCTTACCCGAACGCGTGCCCCCTTGACAGCAAACAATGCGTGCGTTGCTGTTTACTACATCATA